CTTATTTCTAATGCTCTACTACGGATTGCTGCAAGTTCTTGAGCAGAGGCAATTTGTTGCTCTGTAGCACTATTAGTGATAGTGCCTATTTCAACTTCTAAGTTTCGTTGAAGTTGTCTATCACGTTGAAGTTGCTTTACTACCGCAGCTTCTGCTCCAAGTTCAGCAGTTACTTGAGCAGCAGTGCTTTGAAGCTGCCTAACTAAGCTTAAAGTGGTACGATCTGCTTCTGAACGAGCACGACTCATTCCTAACTGATCCTTTATATCCTCAGTAATTTGTCTGGATAGATCTAAATAATCAGATGCATCTCTGACAGACTGAGCGGTATACGTTGCAGATGCAGTGCCAGTATTACCTTCTTGACGAAGTCTATTCTGTTCTGCTAAAAGTCTATTATACTCAGCCTGGTTACGGATGTCTTCTTTAGAAATTTTATCTTTGTCGTCCTGCTTAGCCACTTATGTATGTTTTATATAAATAGGAAAGGCCCCTTTATTTAGAGGCCTTGGTTGTATAAGATGGGTTTCGTATGTTTGGTCCATTTACTACTTGACCAGAACCTTTGCCTTTAGTAGCTTTTTTCATTTCATCGGCTTCTTTTTCATAATGTTCTTTCATTTTATTAAAAGTAAAATTACGAAGCCAAATAGGCATATTGTATACTGTTTCATAGCTATATCCACCTTTTCCGTGGAAAACTATTTCATGTATTTGTGCAAATACGTTTGCTCTATAGGTTTGCGTCAGGCCAAAGAAAGTTAACGCCGATTGGAATATCGACCCCTCCTGTTGGTCCGTTCTCTGGGTAGAACTTTAAATCAACATCTGGTTGTATCTCGGCTAAGTAGTTTCTGAAAGCTCTTGAATCTCTTGCCATAAACCTATTATCAATATACTCTCTAACTGTTTTAGTATCAGCATTCCCATTAACTGCAAGAATCATATACTTTAACCTTGTAGAAAGTTCAGGTGAAGCTTCTCTGTTAAATTTTTGGATACCGGAGATTTCTTTTTGTATCTTCTGTTCGTCCCCATGTGTAAGAAGTTTAAAAGTTAATTCGTCTTCTGTAGATGGAGTTGTAAAAGTAAATTCATTCTTACCTTTAGTAAATAAATTTTCATCTATTACTTTATTAGAAACCTGAGATAGATCTACTTCAACTTCTTCTCCTAAGTAATTAAAAGTATATTCTTTACCGTATCCAAGAACCCTTGCCGCAACTAAAAGTGCATTTTTATCTCCTATCAATAAATCGCTGTAATTAATAGTTTTATCTACGATAAGAGCTTGTAGAAGTTTATCAATTACTATACCTTGAGTAATATAGTTTTGGTTAGTTAGAATATCTTCTTCTTTAGCAGTCATATACTTCATTTCAACTGTTCCGGAAGATAAAGGTGAATCCTCAGAATATAGTAACCCTTTAGAAGGTAATTCTATAACTTCGCTTGGAAATTTATTTTCTTTTTCCATAAATTGTTTAATTAATAACTTGTTTAACTATAAATATAAGAAATTTATTTTTTATAAACAACAAAACCCGACAAAAAGTCGGGTCTTATTAATTTTTCTACTGTTTTTAGTAGTTCAATACGCAATAATCCATTGCTACTGTAATACTTAATTCAGCGACTTCAGAGCTTGACCAGTCAAAATCTCCTTGTGCCATTGAGGTAATAAATGCTCCTTTGATAATCCATTCAGAAACAATATCTCCTACAGGTCCTAAGATGTTTAATGTGATATCTTTTTTATAAAAATCAGAATATCCTGCTCTACCAGTTACAGATTCGTATGATAAACGAGCCCAATCCATTACTGCCTGTGCTCCTGAAGGAGTGATTGGATCATATAATGTCATGTCCATGTTACCCCATTCTCTTTTTCCACGAATTTTTCTATATGTGTTGATGTGATCGAGTTTAATTGACTCGTCCTCAAAGTTTGGAGCTGTTACATTCTTTACCATAAAGCTTGGAATAGCGTCGATATACATTACGAATCTATTTTGTACTTTAGGCTCGAAAGCTCTAAACATTATTTCATTTGGATCTAATACTGCCATTTTATTACTTTATTATAAATATATGTTAATTAAAATTATCCCCCAAATGTTGCACCAGTCGGCTCAATTGTAAAGTCAAGTACTACAAATTCAACTGTTTTAGCTGGTTGAATAAAGATTTGACCGATTAATTGATTTCTATCGATTACATCAGGAGTGTTGTTAGTATCGTCCATTACTACTCTATAAGCATATAATCCTTGTCTTTGAACTACTGATTCTAAGTAAGGGTTAACTTGTGCTAAGAATGCATTACGAGTTGTGTTAGTATTTTGTTCGAATACTAAAGTTCTTGATACATCGCCTACGAATTTTTTAAGTTCGATAAGCAATCTTCTTACGTTAACTCTATCAAGGGCAGATTTCTTTTTCTGTAAGGTTTTCTGACCAAATACGTTGATACCAGCTCCAGGGAAGGTAGCTATAGGGTTAACATTAGCGCTATATAATGTATCTCTTTGTGATCTTGTTAATTTTCTTTCTGCTTGGATTACGTTACCAATTCCACCTCTTGTTAATCCAGCAGGTGCAAACCATGGTGCAGCAGCTCCGTCAGTGAAGGCATATACTCCTGGAATTACTACTGAAGCAGGAATCCAAACGTTTTTACCTGTAGCCGATTGAGTCTGTAACCAAGGCCAGTAAGTAGCAGTATAAGAACTGTTAATAGTATTAGCAGCAGCAACTACGTTAGAAACTGTAGCACCGTATTGCTCTAAGTCTATTACAGCGATTGCATCTCCTCTTGATTCTGCAAGAGAAACAATAGAGTCTAATTGAGTCTTGTGATTACCAAAATCATAAACAAGACCAGGTGCTGAAATAATGTTAAATACGTACTCATCTTTATTGTCTAATATACTGATAGAATCAGCATAGTCAGCAGCATCACCAAGTCCCTGAGTATCTGAGTTAGAGATACTGCCGAAGTAGTTATGTACTTTCCCAGCCTGAACATTATCTCCTTGTCCTCCACTAAATGAGCCTGATTGTACTATTGGTAGAGAAGCTGAGTAAGAGTTGCCGTTAGAATCTGTGCTAACTGTTACGCCATCTGTACTTAAATAATTTAAGGTTTGATTATTAACACTTGATATTCTAATATATCTTGATCTGTTAACATACTCTCCAACAGTGGCAATATAGTACGTACTTCCGTCACTTTGTTTAGTCTTATATTGATTACCTACTACTCTTTCAATGTAATTTTCAGAGTTAGGATCTAATGATAAATCATTAAAAGATTCAAGAATTACTTTATTTTTATGATTATCGTCACCTCTTCGTACTGTTAAAGAAAAAGTACCTTGAGTGCTATTGATATTACTTACCTCCCATCTTACATTATCATCACTACCAGATACAAGAGAACCATCTGAGTTCTCTGATCCAGAGTTGTTAAATAATGAGCCTTTTCCTAAAGTAGCGATTTGGAATGGGTTTGTAATACTTCCTGTTGTAGCAGCTATTGTTGTATTGGAAGCTGCCGTCCATCCTGTTGAACCGGATACAACTCGAGTAACCAATACTGAGTTTCCTCCTTGGTTAAAGTAAGATTTTACTGCGATAGAAGTAAGATATTCCTGCTTAGTAGAACCTGAAACGAATGTAGTACCGAAAATTCTTTGATACTGTCCGTATGAGGTAACTAATGTTGGTTCTTCTACCGGTCCTTTTACTGTTGGGCCAAGTATAGCTGCTCCTGCTTCTAATGGAGCTGGGGCGATAAAGGAAATATCGTTTTCTCTTGCTAATACACCGGGAGAGATTAGTGTTTCTGCCATGTTTTTTAAATTAAATTATTGAGTACTTTAATAAATATCATTCTAACAACGAAACCTGTTGTGGCAATAATATAAAGTACCACATTAATAAATAGAGGTCAAAATAGGGAAACTAACCAGAAAAGAATTCTCCTGTTTCTCTGTCAATACTGCCTCTACCGTAAGTTTCTTCTAATTTTTTTAAAAGTTCAATCTCTTTATTTTTAGTTTCATTAAAGGCAGAAATTAAAGAATTTTTTTTAGCTTTTAAATTTTCTTTAGCTAATTCTACTTTTCCAAGCTCTTCAATTATGATACCTTGATTATTATGATAAGAGACTAAAAATTCCTGCTCTTGTTTAGTAATAAATATTTGTTTTTCTTTAGACATTGTTATTATTATTTAAATTATTATAGTCATTATTGTAATATGGAAAAATTTCATTAAAACTTTCACTTCTTAAATTATCTATTAATTTTGTTACTTCAACACATTTATCCATGGCTTCCTGATTATAGGATGAAGAATGTACAAAGTTATCTATAGCTTTAAACTTATCTAAGGTGGATTTAATAAATCCATCACAAGCACCTAATTCTCTGAGCTCATAAGCATAGTTATTAAGTCTTTCTTTAAAAGCAGATTTAAATCTATCCGGTATAAACTTACAATCATAGTGCGGCGGGTAAGTTATAGGATTAAATACAAGTGTTGGGCTCAAATGATTAAAAGTTTTATAATCAAGAAAATCTCTCTTCATAAAATCTATAACCATATCAAATAAATGTAATATATTTAGGACACCGTAGGTTA